TTTGACTTCTTAGCTCTTAACATCAATCTTGATAGCTTTGTTTTTCTTCCTGTTGCTACACTAATCACTCCAACATCAAACAAACTCTTTAATGGAGCTGGTTGGTTTAATGCCATGATGTATGATGTGATTCTATGATAGTTTATTGTAGGTTTTGTCATGTGTATATTACCCTCTTTCACTATTGAATCTAGTTGTGTGTAGTCATCATCAAATTCGTTTTTGATAAATGGTTTGTTTCTTTTTATTATGAAATAAAAAGAGGAAGGGTAAGGAGTCATTATAATTCCTTACTCCTCAAGTATGCTTTAATCAAGTCTTCACCTGCTTTGATGAATACCATAGTAGATTCATGGTAATCACAGACGTTAATACTAACGCCTTTAAGTTTCTTCAAGTCTTTAATTATTGCATCTTGTTTTTTGCTTGTCCATTTGTCACCCTGCACAACATCATCAAGTCTATAAAATTTGATGAAGTTATCTCGTTTACTTTCTGATATTTCTATCAAATCAGCTAAGGTTCTTTTCTTGTTAAGAAGTCTTTGAATTGTTTTTCTAATCATTGAGAAGTCTAAACAAAATTAGTATTTAAATAAAAATGACTCAGGCACAAACACCGTTATATTTTAAAGACTTATAAACCCCACATTCTAGTGCTAACATTTCCACAGTGTTAGCACTATGATTTTGCTACGCCAGGTGCTTATAGCGAAAAACTCATTTTGGGGGAAAACTCTGATACAGATTAGATCCCTAGTACAAATCAGGCATGTTACTTTTTACCACCAAAGTAAGATTTCGCGTGGCCTTCTTTGACAAGTGTCTGGTTCACATTAACACCATTAACAAAAATTTCACCAAGAGGACGGCCGAACTTACCATCTCCATTAAATTTTATAACACATTTATACGAGTTCTCGCTGAGGAGCTGTTCCAATCGGTTCTTTGCTGCGAGACCACGTACCTTTTCGGCCTTGTCTCTGGTTCGGCTTTCTGGGGTGTCTATCCCATATAACCGGACTCTAGTCTGGAATGATATACCAAATGACATAAAGACCACAACATCAACAGTATCTCCGTCAACTATACGCGTGACCTTGCATTCGTGCTCAGTGGGTGGCATTTATAGCTGGTTCGCCTTCGTCTTCCGTTTTCAACGGCTCTTCGATTTTGCCGGATACAAGTGTTCCCTGCAATCTAAAGATACATCTCCATAATTGTCTCTTACTATGATCACCAATAGGATCACTGCATGCAACACAGATGACTTTAGCTATTTGACGGTTGGATATCATTTACCTCCCCCATGTTCCTACCACACGCTCTGCATATAAGGTATTTATAAAATCCTGATTGAACAATATTAAAGTTGCTATGCTTACATTCCTCCTTGGCATTAATGAATCCTTTGGCAACTACAATATTTTTCTTTGGTTTTACCATGTAGACCCCTTATCCGAACAATCATATTCAACACCACAGTTAAAGCATTTAAGATGGCATGGTCGTATGTCTTTCATGATAGCAAAGCATCTCATGCAAGTCCTGTCTTTATCTAAACTGCTAGTCAGGTTTAGTCGCCTCCATTCTTCGTTCAACGGCCTTTAATCTCCATTCAAGCCAAGTTTTAAGTAAACCAGTTCCAGTCTTTGATATTGACTCCTTTAGGTGTTTACTATATGCAGTATACTCATTATAGTGTTTTATATCATCATTCATTTATGTGACCTCTCATGTTCAAAGATATCTTTGTAGTCAGAGTCTGATATGTGATGATGTGGTTTATTTTCCTTAACCCACCCACAAACAGGACATGTATACTTCAATATCTCTTTAACCCCAACTTTTCATTATACTTTCGCTTCCTGGCATTCAATCTTGGTTTAACTGCAACTCGACCACTACAACATGGACATGTACTCAATTTACTAGATTTCTTCCAACAGTCTCTATGCTTAAGCCATATCTGACAGTGTCTACATCTATAATGCTCTTTGAATGGCATACGAGTAACATCTGTTACACTCCAATTTACACACTCACCCTTACACATTATCATGATACTGGCTTAAACCTCGAATATTTTCCTAAACACTTGGTACAGACCTCTAACCCATTACGAATTTGCATATCCCTTATAGTTAACAATCTATAACATGTTGAGCATACAAACTTATTACGTTCTTTTTTACCGAACATTTGTTCCATTTCCCACTCATGTCTATCTTTAACCAATTATATTTCCCTCGAATTTGTTTATCTTTTTTGGTTGTTCAGGAGGAATCCAACGTTTGTCATACATCATGAAATCCACTGGATCATTTTTATAATGATGTATATGTTCTACAGTCTTTTCCTCGGTAACTCGACTTATTGCCCAAAACGCAATGAATATTATCCCAGGTATTAGAAGAACAACGGTACAACACATGAATGCACCTATGTACAGCGATATGTTTTTCAACCGTCCAACTCCTCTACTACTAAATTATCGTAATGTTTGTCAATATGTTTTAGTATAACGTATATGTGCGACTGATCGCCTTGATATGACCAACAGCAGTCGTTACATTCAAATGAAACTGTCATACTCATACTACGATAACACCAACTCTTTATATAAATCCTTCCAAAAATTTCGCTTCGCTTCGCTCAGCCCCACTTTCGTTGCACCCTCGCTCGAAAGTAATTGACTATGTAGTTGGCTAGCCCTCGCTTACCGTAGATAGACTGTATACGTTCGACATCGTGCTCGTGCAAAACCACCCTACCGTTATAGTATGGGTACATAATACATGTTTTGTGGTCTGGACAATGCTTTAAACCGATTGCATGACCACACTCGTGTAACAAAGTGTGTATAATATTATAAGTTCTAATCTTTGTCTTTGTATGTGGTGGATAGTTCTGTGGATCAACCTTATGTGCATTTACAGACTTACCATTTGTTGACCATACTACACTATCATTGAATGTAATATCACCCCCAATTTTTCTACCATTTGGAAAATATGCATATGCAAGCGTTGTAGGTCTGTCTCTAAAGAATTTATCATCCTCTTTTCTTACAAAGTTCATTTCTATGTCGGCAGTTCCACTTCTTATTCTTTTAAATCTTATCTCTTTTGTCCTTAGACCCCACTGTCTTAATGCTATTGTTAATGCTTTATCCTCAAACTTACTACTTGGAAAATGCTGTGATTCATTTATTACTTTGTATGTAACGTATCCATAATCCTTACCATCTTTTTTTACAGGCTCCCATTTGTGTTTCCACTCTTCTATCGTACTGGCCTGAAACTCATCAAGATTATCTTCAAATTTTTCATTATTATCTACTATGCGACAGAATCCGTCCATGGTTAACAGTAAACAATCATATATATAAAAGTTACTATTCCTCTTCTTCTTTTAATTCTTTTATTTTATCCTCTGAAAGAAAGTTTAATTTCCAAAAAGTCTTCTTGGCCTGTTGGTTTATCTTGTCTTTCTTCTTTGTACCAAAAGCGAGTTGAAACCAATCAAATATCTCACTGTAGTCCTCTGGTTCTAATTCCACCATTATCTAAGTGACACCTTCTCTATAGAATCGAGTAATCTGTTATAGAGTTGTATGTCATCTTCCTTAACCAATTCTGCTATTCCTTCTATTACACCTGCTATAGAACCAACAAATGTTTGATATTCATTATCCTTAACAAATCTTGGAACTTCGTGTATAGGTGTCGACTTCCAAGCATGTAAAACTAAGTTAGTGGCCTTGTTCATTATCTCAAACTCGTTCATGTTTTTTTAAACCATTGAACAATAATAAAGATTGTGGGCTGGATAGCAACTCCAGTCTTCCTATTTCTAGGTGTGCATGCTCACACTACCCACAATCTATATAAAATACTTATTAATTATAAATATATGGTAAGTATTATACCAAAAAAGAAAGAAGAAGTCAAGAAAGAGTCAACATGTACCTGTACTAAGGAGCTAAGAGATATATCATGCTCAGTATCTGGTCATGGTGGATAGTAACAAAAATATTACAGATTTTTGACAAAGTTTATATATTGCATAGATAAGTTATAGTATGGGCTTTGTAGATAGACTAAAAACTGTTTTTAGACTTAGTTCAAAGTCTTACACAGAATCTACTGTAAGACCAAGCATATCACAGCCATACATGGCTACTGATACAGGAGCCAAATTACCAATCTTTCCATTTCCTTTAATAATGATTTATGAGTTAGCAGATAATGTTGATTCATTGCGTATACCAATAGAAACAATAAATCGTGAGATGTTCAAGAATGGATTTGAAATAGTTGAAAAGTACAAGTTTAAATGTGGAAACTGTGCTAAAGAATTTCAATATGCACCTGTAGCAGGAGCACAGGCCGATGAACAGCCAAACTCTACAAATGAAGACAATGAGTCAATAGTTGGTTCTACTACAGCAAGTAAGGCATTAATTGTAAAGGCAAACGGTCATGAAAAGGTCGTTCCGGAAAAACTACAATGTGATACATGTGGAAGTAATGAATTATTGAGACCGGTTCCTGAGCATAGAAAAATATTGGAGGATCTACTACACACTTCTGTCAATGGTAACGATCAAACATTAGAAGATATAATAAGAATGTTAGAAAGGGATTTGGAAATTGCAGATAATGCATATCTACTTGTATTGAAAAACTATTTCATAAATGACAGTACTGGAGAAATAGACCAAGAGAAAACAGAAATTAAAGAATTACTACGAATTGACCCACCACAAGTTGCGATGATTGCAGATTCTGATGGAAGAATTGGATATGATGATAAACATAATCCTGTATGGGTATGTCCAAAGTTTGAACATCGTTCAAAAAGACTTACCACAGATGTATGTTCTATATGTGGTACAAGAGCACTAAAGGCCGTAGCTGAAGTTAACAGTGTTTATTCAATAGGTATACCACAACCAAAGAGAGTTATCTATGGAGAGGGTGAGATTGTTTGGAAGGCAGGTAAATATAGACCAGGATTGTTATATGGATTTAGTCCTATCTATTCTATATGGTCAAAAGTAATGGCATTATCACATATGGATGAGTACATTAGAAAATACTTTGATAAGATGAGACCACCAAGAGGAATGTTAGTTATTGCATCAAGAAATTATGAAACATTTAGAAAGTCATGGGATGCATTAGAACAAAAGTCTACAGAAGATCCTTACATGATACATCCATTATTGGTTGAATCAGACAAACCAGGTGGAAAGAATATGGCACAGTGGTTAGACTTTACTGGATCACTTAAAGAATTAGAGTTCACTGTAATAAGAAAAGAATTAAGAATGATTATCGGTGCAATATATGGAGTGCTACCACTATACTTCGGTGAACTACCAACAGGTTGGTCACAGGAAGGATTACAAGTTACAATCACAAACAGAGCAATTAAATGGGGTCAAGATATACTTCATCATGCATTTATGGATAAGATTGCTAAAATGAATGGCGTTGAAGATTGGGAACTTAGATTAAAATCTGGAGAAGAGACAGATAGATTAAGAGACTTACAGATACAAGGTGTAGAGATTGAAAATATGAAATCACTACAAGGATTAGGATTTGAAATTAGCAGAACACATACAGGAGAATTTAAGGTATCAAAAGACCCTGTCATAACAACAGAGGAAATGATAAACGCAAATGAAACAACCGGAGAGAATCCAATAAAACCTGGTGGAAGAGGAAGAGGTACAGCAGCACCAAAGGAAGACCAACAAAGATTTGAAGGTGAACCACAGCACAAAGTTCCATCAAAAGATGGTGGTTTAGCACAAGGACATCCTGCTAGTGGTCGAGGAACATCGATGAGTAGAAAGAACTATCCAGACGGTATTACTCCAGATAACTTCGAAGTTGTAAAAAGGGTATTACAGGATGCAGTTGACTTTGGATGGACTAAGCAGAAATCAGTAGAAATGCTTAGAAAGAATGGATTAAT